CCGCGTTTAGGAACCATCCAAATCTTGTTTAGTGAATACGTTGAGATAGTTAGCAGTGTTGCTAGCTATGCTGACCCAACCCGTTGAATTGGAGTTTACATCCATTACAACAGGTTTAAGCCAGGCCGTATCTGTATCAAAATTATTGAATTCAAATTCGCCAACGTAGGTGATTGATGTGACTATTGGCCCTATCAAGTAGGCACTTGATACCGCATTATACGGCCAAGTAATCTTGGAAGTCAAAGTCAAGTTTGTGGAACAGGTCATGAAAATCATCGGGTAATGGCCGTTTTGCAATACTGTAAAGGTGCCATAGAGATGGCAAAGGATAGTGCCTTTTCGACACTGTGTGCTTTTCAATATTGCCACAGACTCACCAGGTACGTCAGCGAGAGCCAGTGCATGCTCTACATTTAACGCATCCCAGTAATGTCCAGGGAGGGGAGGACAATAGTCTGCTAGAAATAATTTGGCTACGAACGATATATATGGTGCTACTTTAGCGACCACAGTCATTATCCCATTGATGATCTTGACTACGCGTTTGGTTTTAGATTTAGAAGCTGTAGTATTAGGTTTAGTGGAAATAACATTGCTATTTACCACATCTCCGAGCGGATCGTTTTGAGTCGCCCCGCCTTGAGAAGTAGAAACAACAGCATTATTACTAAACCCAGGTCCTGCATCTTGCGCGTTCGTAAAACGAACTACGTAGTCAACATACAAAGTCCCAAAGGTCGTCTTTTCCTGCACGCTCGTAGTGATGTATGTCAACAAGCGCCCAATATGTTTCAATCGAGCGCCTTCTTCATAGTCATCATCCTGCGAGGTATAGAACTTGTGAGTGGTTTGAGCTAACGCACTCTTATTAAATAGAAGAGTTGCAGGAGTAAAGAGTTGAGTTGCGACAGATCCTGCCATAGCAGATAGAATTTGTTCGTCTATCCCTATGTTCAAGTCTACTGGGTCGTAATCAATCGCGAGAGTGAGCTGCCCCTGAGTCTGAGTGCCACAAGAAGGTACATAGCGAAACTGTAACTTCTCGAATTCGTAAAATTCGAAGTAAGGTGCGATCTTGGATAGCCAAGGAAAAAGACTATCGTTAGCCGGATTGACGGGGTGATCGGTCAAATGGTTTAGATCTGCATCCATGGACACCTTGTAGCACATCTCAGACCTAGCGACAACCGTGTGATAACTTTGTTGAGTTGTCACGGTGGAAACGGCTGCAGCTAAGGGTTTCGATACAATGCGCACGTCTGACGCGGCTACCGGACGAGGGGAGCGGCTGCGTGATTCACGTTGTTCGACCATCTCGCGTGGGGGATTGTAAGTTCGGTACATTGGTGCGGCACTTTGCGCGCGTTGTCTTCGCTGAGGATTTATATTAGACCTCAAAGCGGTATTTCTATTAAAAGAAGGCTGCTGGGCTCTTCTTGGTAGATTTGGATTGTTTCTAGAAACAGTCGTATACATTTATAGTTTTATACTGGGCGGGTTTTAACCGTAGTCCATTCTGGCCATCACTTCAAAAAGTGGATGGATTGCAAGAAAAGGAATTTTTCCTTCAACGATCATAGCTTCCACTTCGCTAAACCATTCTATAGGAACAGCATAGTAATTAGCGAAAAACGTATAGGGAGCGAGTAATCTTGTCGATCTATGCAAATCGACGTGAAGAACTCGTTTCAAACGAACATATTCGGTCTGGCCTGAAGATAAATACTTGGCGATAAAAGCACACAAGATAGGCACGTCAGAAGCACTCGCTATTGAGCAAGCTATACCGTGCAAATGATCTATCATGGCTTCTCGCAAAGGTTTGCGGTAAATACGAGCCGGGTCCTCTTTGCAAATTCCAATCTTAAGTATTCGAGATGGAAGAGGTACCCAATTATCTTCGACCCATGTGCCCTTCAGAAAACTTAAATGCCATCTATCAACTTTATGGATTTTCATGTCAAAACCAAGGCGTTGAAATTTGGCTTCATAAGTATCATTAGTAGGATCTTCTGAAAGCACATACATCCAGGCAGCAACCATATTGATT